CAATCACGCCTGACTTTCTCAAGCCCGCTGTTGGCTGGCTCATCTGCGGCGGCGCTGCCCTGCTTGGTTGGCGTCTGGTCCGCAAATAACCCGTGGCCAAACTGCCCACAGAACGCGATAAGCTTGAAGCAGAGCTTATCCGCATTGACCGCACCCTTGCGCTCGATCGAAAGAAGCTCAACCAGATCCAGGTTTCGATGGACAATCTAATCGCTTACCGAATGACCATCGAAAGCCAGCTCTTTGCCCTAAAGGCCAAAAAATGACTTGGATACTCATGGGCTTCGCTTTGGTCATTCTTGTGATAGGTGGCTTGCTCGCCTGGGCGCACTGGGGGCCAACAGACTAAGGCAAGGAGGCGCAGATGCCTGCCGGAAGACCAACGGCTTACAAGCCGGAATACTGCAAGAAAGTCCTGGAGCTTGGCAAGAAGGGGCGCAGCGTCGCCCAGATGTGCGCGCACTTCGACGTAAGCCGTCAAACTATTGACAATTGGGCTGCCAATTACCCGGATTTTCTAGAAGCCTATACGCGGGCGAAGGTTCACGCACAGGCATTCTGGGAAGACAAGGGCGAAGCTGGCCTTGAAAACCGTGAATTTAACGCGGCGGTCTGGAAGACAACAATGCAGGCCCGCTTCCGCGATGACTACACGGAAACCCGCAAGATCGATGCAACGTTTACCATGCTGAAGGAAGTGGACGGCGTGGACATTGTGGCGGGCGATGCGTCACAAGATTGAGTTACCGCCAAAGCTGGTCCCTGTGTTCCAAGGGGCAGCCCGATACCGGGGCGCTTATGGCGGGCGCGGATCAGCAAAGACCCGCAGCTTTGCCAAGATGGCTGCTGTCGTCGGTCTGAAGTCTGCCTTGAGCGGACGCAACGGTATCATTCTCTGCTGCCGCGAGTTTATGAACAGCCTTGACGAAAGCTCCATGGCTGAAGTGAAGGCTGCGATCCTGTCTGACCCATGGCTGACTGATGGGTATGAGATCGGCGAGAAGTTCATTCGCACCAAGGATGGGATAGCCGGCCGGGTGGACTTCAGGTTCTCTGGCCTTCGCCATAACCTGGACAGCATCAAGTCAAAGGCTTCGATCCTGCTGTGCTGGGTAGATGAGGCTGAACCGGTCTCGGAGGAAGCGTGGATTAAGCTGATCCCCACGGTACGCGAGCACAATTCTGAAATCTGGGTGACCTGGAACCCTGAGACCAAGCGAAGCTCAACCCATAAGCGGTTCAGGGAAAACGCCACAGACGATATGAAGATTGTCGAACTGAACTGGCGCGATAACCCGTGGTTCCCAAACGTGCTGGACGATGAACGCCGGCGAGACCAGAAAGCCCGGCCCGAACAGTACGATCATATCTGGGAAGGCGCCTTCGCCACGGTCATCGAGGGCAGCTATTACGCCGAACCCCTGACACTGGCCAAAAGGCAGGACCGTATTGGCAAGGTTGCCCTTGATCCGCTTTTGCCTGTCCGGGTCTATCATGACCTTGCGTTCTCAAACTCAGACAAGGCAGACGCTTACACGATGTGGCTATGCCAATTCGTCAACCAGGAAATCCGCCTGCTTGGCTATTATGAGACGATTGGCCAATCGCTGGATTATCATGTGCGCTGGCTACAGCAATGGATGGAACGTCAAGGCCGCCGGTCTGTAATGCATTTCCTGCCGCATGACGGTGCCCGCCCCGATGGGCTTGGACGTCAATACGCAGACCACTGGGCTGAAGCGGCCACAAAGGACTATGACTGGATCGTGCGCACCATCCCTAATCAAGGGAAGGGCGCGGCCATGATGAGGATCGAAGCAGCCCGGAGGCATTTCAGCCGCATGTGGTTTGATGAAGAGGGAACTGCGGCAGGGCGTGAAGCGCTGGCGCATTACCACGAAAAGCGTGATGAAGACCGGGGTGTAGGCCTTGGCCCGAACCATGACTGGTCCAGCCACGGCGCGGATGCGTTCGGCCTGATGGCTGTTGACTTTGAAAGCAATGGAATGCCGGCGCGTGATTCTGCCCCGATGTTCCCTGAATATGGAACGATCGCTTAGGAGTATGCCATGAGTTTCCGCGAAGGTACGCGCCGTTACAGCTTTTTTGAGAAGGTCGCTGTCAGCAGCACCTCAGCGCAATCGGCTGCGTTGACCGAATGCGATGAGGTTCTTCTCTGCGCAACCAAGGCCATGTGGGTCACGCTGGGGTCTGACCCCACGGCCACGACAAGCAATTCGATCCCGCTGATTGCAGGTGAGAAGTTCCATCTGCGCGTCACGCCTGGCTACAAAATTGCAGCCATCCGGGACAGTGAAGACGGCTCACTGGTCATCTGCCGGTCAAACTGATGCCGCAACTGATGATCCCCGGCAGGCTTATCGCAGCAGGCGATGACGGCGTGTTAGTCGCAACTCGCTTTGACTACTACGTCAACGCTGCAACAGGATCAGACAGCAATGATGGCCTGACGCCTGCGACGGCATGGGCTACGTTGACTCAACTGCGCACGACAGTTAACGCGCTGGCGGCCGGGACAGCGAAGACGGCTTACGTCAGCGCTGCAACTTACACCGATCAGCATTTGGCATTCAGCAATAGTGAACTAACGCCTGTTCAAATTACCGTGACCTTTGAGGCTGGCACTGCGTTGGTCTGGAACTCAATTGCATCGCCGGGTGATGGCATCGGAGCATCTGGCACAATCAGAGTCACGGCCTACGGCAACGGCACGACCATCACAGGTTATTCGCCTGGTTCGGGGAATGGCCTTGGTTGCCGGAACACGGCCTATCTTGAGGCGCACGACTTTGTGATAGATAATGCGGATGATGGTTGTTCAAACCACACAACCGGAGAAATGCGAGTCTATGACTGCACGTTCCGCAATTGCACAAAAGGCGCGTTTACCCACATCAATGACAGCACGAGCTATCATTACCGCTGCACGTTCGAGGGCCGGACTTCTGCAACGTTGGGCATCGGCGACTTTCAGAACAACGCTGTGGTGTATTTTGAAGATTGCATTTTTGCTCCCGCATCGGCAGGGCAAGGCGTGGGGTCAGGGGTGCCCACCGGCACCGCCGAATTTGTCCGCTGCCGCCTTGGCACGCTTTCTACCCGCGTTTCTATTGCGGCAACATCTGGCGGAGCAACGCTTACAGATTGCTTCGTGAATGCGACAATCGACGGAAACACGAAAGCGACATTGACCGGCTGTTATGGCTACCTGACCACCCGGATGCGGAACGCAGGTATTATATTGCTTGATGGTTGCATATTCACCAATGGCGCAACAGGCGACACAGATAGCGCGCTTCATGCCAATTTTGACCCCGGCTCTCAAGGTTCTTGGGATGCCATCGATACCATTTTCACTGGCTATTCGACCGCGATAGGCTCTGGATTTACGGCAACTTATGCAGGTTATTTCACGGCGGCTGGAAACAGCGTGAACTATTGCTGCCTGTTCGGGAACACGACGAACTTTGATTCCGACTTAACTGGCGCAGACATTACCACCGGCAACATCACCACGGACCCGCTGATCGGCGCTGGCGGAACCTACGTAAAGTCTGATTGGGGTTACGCCACCGGAAGCCCTTGCATCGGCGCGGGTTCTGGCGGCGGCAACATCGGGTTTGCGGCATGAGATACAAAAAGAAGTTTTTTGACGATGGCCAATGACGCCTATCACGAGGAATATGTTGACCTGCTTGAAATCCTCCGCCGTGAGGAACAGGGCAGCGTTGGCTATGAATCCGACCAGATTTACGATGACCAGATCAAGGCGTTTGAACGCTATGTCGGTGCGGCGTACGGTGACGAACAGCCTGGCCGGTCTCAGGTCCATGACCGCACGGTGTTCGAGGTTATCGAATGGCTGCGCCCTGACCTTGAGCGTGTGTTCGCCTCCGGGGGCAATTCTGTCATTGTGGAGCCTTGGGGTCCCGGCACTGAACAGATGGCACAGGATGCCAGCGATTACCTGAACCGCCTCTTTTTCGAGGAGATGGAAGGCGGGGAGATTATCGACGCCTTTGCCTTTGATGGCCTGCTACAGAAACGCGGTGTTGGCGCGGTGTATTGGTCTGAAGCCCAGCTAGGCGCCCCTGAACAAATTCAGGGTGGACCCGCAGAACTACAGCAGCTTCAACAACAGGATGTGGAAATCCTTGGTATCGAGCCGATCAGCGCGGAAGCGGCTACGATCACGTTTCAACGTGTCGTCAAGAAGCCCCGGCCTGATATTCGCAACATTGCGCCGGAAGACTTCCGCATGGCGGCCCGGTCCATTAGCCTTAAGCGTCCCCGGTATTGTGGCCACATCGAACGCCTGACCAAGAGCGAGCTAAAGACCGAGTTCCCCGACCAGATCGACAAGATCGAAGAATACGCCAAGGCCAGCTTTGATGCGACAGACATTGATGAGCGCCGGTCAACGCGTTTCTTTGATGAGGACGACTTCTACAAGCAGGAACCCGCCGGCGATGACCTGACGGCTGAAGTTAACCTGTGGCGCGAGTACCTGTACCATGACCTAAACGGGGACGGGTATGCAGAGCTGCTGGAGATATTCCGGCTGGATGGCTGCATCCTCAAGGTCACGGAAGTCGATGACAACCCGTATTTTAGCTGGACGCCGATCCCGATCCCGCACCGTTGGTTTGGCCTGTCTGTCT